ACGAAGATAACCCTTTCGGTGATGATAAACTACCATTTTAAGGAGATTGAAATATGCAAAGTGAAAACTTATCTTTATTTGATTTATTACCAAACGCAGAAGATTATAAGCCTATAAAATCTACCGATTGGAAATGGACTATGGAAAATGATTATCCTAAACAAACTAATGGCTTAAAGGTATTTTCAACCTTTGCGTGTGGGGGGGCAGTACAATGGGTTATAAATTAGCTGGTTGTGAAGTGCTTGGTTGTTGCGAAATTGACCCTCGTATGAATAAAGTTTATGTAGAAAATCATCACCCTAAGTATAACTATCTTGAAGATATAAGAGATTTTAACAAGCGAGAAGATTTGCCGAAAGAGTTATTTAATCTTGATATTTTAGACGGCTCACCCCCTTGCAGTACATTTTCTATGGCAGGACAAAGGGAAGAAGCGTGGGGGAAAGAGAAAAAGTTTAGAGAGGGACAGAAAATGCAAACACTTGACGATTTGTTGTTTGTATTTATTGAAACTGTTGCTAAACTGAAACCGAAAGTTGCTATTATGGAAAATGTCGAGGGTTTAATTTTAGGTAATGCTTGGGAATATGTCAAAAAGATATATGCTAAGTTTAAAGAGATAGGTTATACCGTAAGACACGAATTGTTAAAAGGCGAAACAATGGGTGTGCCACAAAAAAGGCATAGAGTATTCTTTATTGCAACAAGGCTTGATTTTGACTTAAACAATATCGACTTGCATTTTAATTATGAACCTATTACTTATAGCGAAATTAAGAGTGGGGAATTAAAAGCGATAGGCAAAGATACAAAATTTTATTCTATTATAAAAAATGCTAATAAAGCTGACAAAAGCATTGCCGATACAAGAATACGAATGGGTGAAAAAGGCTCTGCATTTCAAACTTATTACATAAGGAATAACGAAGTAATGCCTACAACAAGAGCAAAGTCTGATTTAATAGATATAGATAATCTTGCCTATGTAGGAATGGAAACAATTAGAAATTCACAAACATTCCCACAAGATTATAAGTTTATACCAAATACTTATGCTAATGTTGGTTATATTTGCGGAATGTCTGTACCGCCTATAATGATTAAGAGAATTGTAACAAGGCTTATAGAAAGCGGAATATTTGAGGTACACTAATGGCAGACAACGACTTTGAAATAAAAAGCAAGATTTTAAGAAAGATAGAAAATGAATTAAATAAAAGTTTTATTGAGTATTTTTCTTATGCTTGGCGAGAAAACTTAGACGAAATGCTGACTACTGAAAGTAAGTATTCTAAACTTGTACAATGGTTGAATAATGAGATTGAAAAGCGTGTGTCGGTTATGAATTGCTTTTCACCTGCCGATTATGACGATTATACAAGTGAGTTTTATAAAGCTTTTAGAGAGCAATTAAGCGATATATCTTTTATGATTTATTTAAGAGAATTATTGCTTGATAGTAAGACAACACGAAAAATGCGAGAAAACATTGAAAACACGATTGAAAAAGTTTTTAATGTAAAGTACAGCGAACAGTTAAAAGATTATATATAAGGAGATAAAAAAATGTTTGAACCTTTATTTAGAGCAAAAAAAGTTGATAATGGCGAATGGGTATATGGTGGAGTTTATATCGACAAAGAAAGTGATAAAGCATATATAATAACCCATTCATTAAGTAACGCCTTTGAAGTTGATAGAAATACTTTATGTGCGTATATTGGCTTAACTGATGTAAATAATAAAATGATATTTGAAAACGATATTGTTATCTGTGACGAAATAAACGAATATACACAAAAGTCAAAAGTAACATACGGAGTACATGATATATATTGTTGTGGTTGTTGTTATGATTATCATAGAACATTAGGGTTTTATTTTGGTAAAGATAATGCAGATGATGAATATGAGGAAACATATGAAGATGAAAATACATTTGAAAGAATTGAAGTAATTGGAAATGTTTTTGATAATGTTGGACTATTAGAAGAAAACGACGGATATTATCTTAAACCTAAAAATACATACGAATTAGATATAATAGACTTAGAGATTGCTAATATTCGACAAGTAAACGTAAACCGTGGAATAACTAACTATTGGGAAAGAGAAGTAACCAACCCTGTTCATTCAATAGTTTTGGTAAAGGCATATAGTGTAGGTGAAGCAAGTGGTATAGGTATAAAAATGATTGACGAGTATAAATACAATCATCATATAAAGCATTAAGTATAAAAGGGGAACTCATGAAAGGGATAAAGTGTGAAAATTGTGAAAGCTATAGAGGTATGAACTGCCCGAATAGCAAGCTATGTTATGACAGAGTAGACAAACCATTTTACAGGAAAAAGAAAGTCAAATTACAACCGAAAAAATTTAAGTTAGAAGCTTTTTTAAGCAAATAGGAGTAAATTATGGATATACAACAATGGGTGCAAGACAGAGATATTGCAATAACTTTAACTGTAGAAAAATTAGACCCTGAGCCTATCATTCGGTTTATGGTACAATACGAGGGTATTGCTTATGAGCCTAGTTTAGTATACAAGTTTAAATTTGCTAAAGAGAAAATGCAAATTGCAACAGCTTGTAAAATGGCTTGTCAATGTTTAAGCATAGATGATGAAATAAAAAATAAAGCCCGAGAGTGGCTTAAACAAAATAATATGAGCGAGGATATAAAGTAAAATGCAAAAAGTATTTATGATAGGTAATTTAGTGCGTGACCCTGAATTAACCGAAACTTCAAGTGGCGTAATGATATGCCGTTTTACCATAGCGGTTAATCGCAATTATGGTGGTGTAGATACGCCGAGAAAAACAGATTTTTTTGACTGTAAAGCATGGCGTGGAGTAGCTGAAACTATTTCAAGGTATGCAAAAAAAGGCAATAAAATTGCTATTGTCGGTACGATTGAACAAAGAGAATACCAAAACAAAAAAGGCGAAAACTGCAAAGTTTACGAATTGCAAATTTCAGACTTTGAGTTTTTGCCTAGCAACCATTCAAGCGATACTGCTGTACAAGAAAATAACAGTAACGATAATAAGAGCCGTATGGCTGATATGCTTAAAGGTTTACAAGAAATAGACGATGACGGCGATATTCCTTTTTAATTAGCTAAAATTATGAAACTATGGCAAAAATTTTAGTAAGTTAAAACATTTTTTATTATTTTTCTTGACAAACATATTTTTTTGTTATATCATGTAGTTAAATAAAAATAACAAAAAAATAGCGGTACGCCTATATGAGCGAGAGAGAAAGTGTTGTTGAAACCAAAAAATTTAATCAAGTCTATTGTCCGATATGTAGTTTATCACTTAACTTAAAGACAAAAAAGGATATTAACTACAAGATAGATAAAGCAACAAGTGAAGTGTGGTGTAGGCATTGCCAACGCTGGGTAAAGTTTTCACTTGACAATTAAGAAGTTTTAAGAACAGTTTTATAACCGCTGACAATAGCGCATAGTGCAAAGCACAGAGATAACCAAACAATGGTTATTTTTGTGCTTTATTTTTTTATTGAGGGCATGAAATGGTAATAGATAATTGCAAGATAAAAAAGTCGGGAATACCTAGAATAGAAATTCCTGTAAGACTTAAAGATTTAACCGAAGAAACAATTAAATACTATTTACCACAATGCATAAGTGCGCTAGAGCAAAACGCAAGAAAAATCAAGCATTTAAGTGAATATGTAGACGGTAGTTGTCAAGACATTGATAATTATCAATACGGCGATAATACAAGTGGCAAGGCAAGGCATAAAATTAAAGAAAACCATGCTTATGAGATAGTACAGTTTAAAGAGGGTTTTTATTGTGGAGAGCCTATTCAGTTTACAAACAAAAAGCCTGACAAAACTGTTCCTATGAATTGTTTTGCAAATTATCTAGCTGATGTAGATTTTAATTCTAAAGTTATTGAGCGGTGGCATAACCAAATAGCTACAGGTACGGCGATAACGTTTATAATGCCCCGAGGAGATATTTTTACTGATATAGGCGAGGGCGAAAATAGGCAAGTTAAATATAAAACTGCCGATGACGGATATAATGTAGAAGTTAATTCACCTTTTATATACGAGGTAGTAAGCGGAGAAGAAAATGCTATAGTTTATTCGTCATGCATAGGCGAACCTGGCTTAAAAGACCTTTTCTGTTTTAATGTAGCTACTGTACAAGATATAACAACAAGAAAGCCACAAAAAATCATAACTGTATATACAAGGCAAGCAATATACGAATACAAACAAGTTAATGGCATATATACTTACACTAAAATAGCCGATAACCTTATGTATGGATATTTGCCGATGACAGAACATTCATCTAACAATACAAGGATATCGCCTATAGAAGTAGTTAATGACTTACTTAACACAATTAACTTGCTGTTGTCACTTGAAACTAATAGTGTTGAGGATAAAGTAAATCAATTACTGGTTTTTGTCAATTGTGATATACAACAGACTGATGTAGATGATTTATATAGCAACGGCATTGTATGTTTACCCCCTGCGCAAGGCACTGGAGTAAACCCTGATGTTAAGGCAATTACAAATAATTTGCGTTATACAGATACAAGCGTATTAACTGAAAGAGTACTTACTAGATGTTTTGATATTGCTGGCGTGCCTTTGGCGAGTGCGGCTGTATCAAGTGGTAATAATGAAGCGGCTTATCTAGGCGGTGGGTGGACGAACGCAAACACAATAGCAAATAGAGATATACGTTACGACGAAAGGTTTAGCCGTGAAGAGTTAAGAAAGATTATAAAAATCTGCAACCTTAACCCTGACAACCCTGTAAATGACATTACAGCAAATGATATTGAAATTAAATACAATATAAATCAAAGCAATAACTTGCTTGTTAAGACACAGGCAATGCAAAACTTAAACGATATAGGCATTGCAAGGGAAGATATTATTAAAGCGGTACCGTTGTTTAACGATGAGCCGAGTGTAGCGCAAAGGTGGAAAGACAACCTAGACCAAAAGGCGCAAGCTACTAATGAATTAAATAATACAACCGTAGATAATACAAACGAGCAAGCAACAGGCAATGAGCTTGCAGGGCAACAAAAAGCACAGCAAGCGCAACAAACACAGGCAGAACAGACTAAAAGCGTATAAGCGCATAGTAATAAAAGTTTGAGAGAACAAACTTAAAATAAACCCATGAGCATATAGCTCCGTTAGAGAAAACGATAAAACGCAAAGGAGTAATTTAATGTTTATAAGGTATGCAAAGTTTATGTTTGCCCCTGATACAGGTGTAAGCACAGGCGAAACTACAAGCACAGACCAACAACAAGTAGACAATAACGTGGAAATTGATTATAAAGCGTTATATGAGCAGGAAAAAGAAGCAAGAGCACAAACCGATAAGGAAAAGCAAAAATTAAAAGAAGCTTTCGATAAAAAAGCAAGTGCCCTAGCCGCAAAAGAAAAAGCTGAAAGAGAAAATATGTCTGCCGAACAGAAAAGGGAACTAGAAATTGCCGAGAAAGACAGGCTATTTAAAGAAATGGCAAATCAATTAAATACGATTAAAGTTGAAAGCGTATTCTCAAAACAAGGATATGATGAAAAAGATTATACCGATTTATCAAAATCACTTGTAGAGATAGGTGGGGATAAAGCAAATGACCTTGCTGAAGCAATTGTTGAGTTTGTTAAAAAGGCTAATAAAACCGCCATAGCAAACGCTAAAAATAGCATGATAAAAGATAGTGCAATTACACCAAAGGCAAGCACGACAACGACTACCGAAGAACATATTTACGCAACCATGGCAACAGAAAGTAACACCCCTAGCAATAACATAAATGAAATTAAAGATTTTTATAGAAAACGATAAACAGATAAAAGGAGATAACTAATGGTAACGACAGAAACATTTCTTACCGATAATGTCATACTCATAAAGCCTGAAACCGCAAGACGTAACGGCTGTATTGTGTCAAGGTCTGGCGTGTCGGTAAATTCTGACGGCGAATACGTCATTAAAGCTGGTACTCCACTTTATGGAACAGACGTAGGTTTAAACAGAGAAACAGCGCTTACAATAGCCGCTGTTGGTAGTGGTGATAGTGCTACAAAACCTCAAGGTGTATTATATCAAGACGTTAAGTTTGTTGGTACAAGCACAAAGGCAAATGGTGTAATTGTAATTGACGGCGAAGTTGACTATAACAAGCTTGATAGCACAGTACAGGCACTTATTACTTCAACTGTTAAGACAGCACTTACAAATATTCAATTTACAAAGGGGAGGGCTGATTAATTATGGCAAGTATTTATGATATCGTAACCGCACCCGAAATAGCGGCATATTGGGAAACAAATTTAAAGTATGAAGAGCCTTATTTTGGTGAGAGTAAATTCCCTAACAGAAAGATATTAGGACTTGACCTTTCATGGATAAAGGGCGCACGTAAAGCTCCCGTTTCACTTTCGCTTTCCGCTTTTGACGCAGATGTTTTGCCTTTAAAGCGTGGTGAAGTAACAAAGCTTTCAACTGAAATGCCTTTCTTTAAGAACGAATATAGAATTGACGAAAAAACACGTCAAAATTTGCTTATTCTTTTACAGGCAAATAATTCAGCGGCAATACGAACAGTAGTAGGTCAAATCTTTAATGATGAGAGCTCTCTCATGAGAAATGCGGCACTTACACGTGAAATGTTGCGTATGCAGTTGCTTACAACTGGCGTAATTGCACTTTCTGATAATGGTCAGGAATTTTCTTATGACTTTGGGTTGCCCTCAAACCATAAGGTAACTCCTACAACAAAGTGGAGCGTAGTTGCTTCAGCAGACCCTATCGCCGATATCGAAACATGGCAACAGATTATCGAGAATGAAAAGGGTACTTCACCTACAGAAATATTGATGAACAGCGCAACACTCGCACAAATAGCAAAGGTAACAGCTATAAAGAATGGCGTGTTTGCAAATTCAAATATTACCTCTATTCCTACAAAAACACAAACTGCAAACTTTATTAGTGAGCAACTTGGCGTTACAGTTTATGCATACGACAAGGGTTATACAAACAACGGCACATTTACAAAGTTTGTACCTGACGGCACAGTTGTACTTATGCCTAATACTGAACTTGGTAACACATGGTTTGGTACAACTCCCGAAGAAAGCGATTTATCAACTGGTGGCACTAATGCACAGGTCAGCATTGTAGATACAGGTGTTGCAATTTCTACATGGAAAGAAAATGACCCTGTAACTGTACGTACAAAAGGCTCACAGATTGTATTACCCTCTTTTGAACTTGCAGATGAAGTAATTATAGCAAGCGTACTTTAATAGGTTGGTGGTTTATGGCTTGGATAGATGTAACAAAACACGGCGAAAAGCACGTATATAGAATAACCGAGGAAGCTTACAATATAATTTTTAAGCAACAAGGTTATGATATAGTAGATAAGGCTCAAAATGGCGTTTCTACGGCTCAAAATACCGCAGTCGATAAATCTACCGAGCCTATACCACAAATGCCGTCTAAAAGGCAATACACAAAGCGTAACGGCGTTGAGAATAAGTAATTAAAAGGAACGTAATTATGGATAGTAACAAAATGAGAAATGAGGTTATAACTTCAATTAAATCTATTATTCCTAATATGAGTGATGAAGATTATGATTGGGTATATAATCAAGCATATTTTACTTATCTTGATTATGTGTTCCCTTATCAATACGATATAATCGACATTCCCGATACACGACCGAGAGCTATATGGTGGGTAAAGCAATGTGCGAAAGAGATATTAGACCGAAATGGAGTAACGGCAAGAAGTTATTCAGAAAATGGTTTAAGTTATACTTGGAGTACAGACATGGTAAGCGAAGCATTACTTAGACGTTTACCACCCCCTATGGTAGCGGTTAGAGGTAGTAACATATGAGATTGGGCGAACAAATTTGGCATTGTAAAAGAATATCTAAAAAGAATGAAACTATACCAAAATTTCAACTGCCTATTGCATACACTTTAAAGCTACACTGGCTGACAGTACAACCGAGCGGTAGCGGATATAGTGAAGTTGTAGAGCATGGCGAAGATATAAAAAAATATCAAACTATAATGGCTCAACCTTATCAGTTATGGCATGGAGTTTTTTCCGAGGGCGATAGATTGTATTTAGACGATAAACAACCTGATGAAAACGATGTTGAAGATATATATGCTGAAAGCGCAAATTATATAATAGACAGCGTTAGAAATCAAAATGAAGCTATTCGTATAGTTGCAAAAAAGCGAACGGCTGAATAGGAGAATATCAATGACAATTGTAACAATAACAAAAAACGGCGAAACGAAAAGAGTTGAAAAAGCTGTAGTTGATATATATGCTAGGGACGGCTGGGTAGTAACTACTAATGCAACTACTACCACAGGAACTAGCACGGCAACGCAAAGCACGATTTTATAAGCTTAAGTCACATTTTATTAGAATGTGTGAGTTGATATAATATAATGAAAATACAAGTTGGTTATACTAAAAAATCAATTGATAAAGCTATAAAACAAATAGATGAATATCAAAAACGTTTAAAAAACATAATACCTACTTTTATACAACAATGTGCCGACAAAATTGTTGCTATGGCAAATGAAAGGCTTAATTATGTAGGACTTGATTATGGTGTAGTAGCTGAAATAAAAAATGGTTGGCAACCGCTACAAAAAGTAGATGATAATAACTATGTGTTATTAAATACAGCAGACGAAAGTGTTTATATTGAGTTTGGTGTAGGTCAAGTAGGCGCAGGTAACCCCCATGATTTAGCAGGAGCTGATAATTATCAATATGATGTAAATCACCATGGCGCTATGGGGTGGGAGTTTAAAAAAACGAATGGTAATGTAGATATTTTAGAGAAATATAGACTTTATGATGACGGTTTAATAATACGAACTGTAGGACAACCTGCAACGATGTTTGTGTTTAATGCCGTGCAAGATTTTAAGGATAAAAACTTAGGCGAACCTATATGGCAAGCATTAATTAAAGGTTTATTTGAGTAAAGGTTGATTATGGATATAACGGTATACGACAAGCTATGTGAAGTATTAAATACGGCTTTAACTGAATTTAATAGTCAAACAGGGTTTAATGCTAATATGGCGAAATATGCCCCCGATGAACCAAAATACCCTTTGTTAATAATAACCGAGGTTAGGAACCAACCTAAAACGCATTTTTATTCTACTAGAGAGCGTACTTCATCTATAGGCTTTAAGGTTGATATTTTTAGCAAAACAACTATTATAACTGACGAAAACAAAAACAAGACAATACTAGATAAACAACAGACTTGCAGACAATTAATGCAGTTTGTTGTAGATTTTATGTTGGGAGATATTGGTGTAAACCTAATAAGCAAAAACGAGTTTGACAAAGTTGGCACTCAAGGCGAATTATATCAAATAACGCTTGTATTTCAGCAGAATTATCTAGAAAACAAAGAATACTTTATATAGGAGTTTTAAACTATGCAAGGAGAATTAGTTAAAACAAAGGACTATGGCAGAGTACATAACCCTTACGATAGCGCATTACTTGTTTGTGAAAATTATGATAAATACTATGAATTAGTTATTCCCTTGGAAAATGTACCCTCTCCTTATGGTGATGTAGAAACTTTCGAGTATAATATTGCCACAGAGAAAACAAAGGGCATGACTAAAGGTAAACAAGAAACTCAAGCCGCTTCAACAGACTTTTTAACGACTAGAGAAAACGTTTATAGGCTTGACCAACTTGTAGATAAGAATTATTCATACATGGTTGTATATGGCAACGGCATGGGTTATACCTTTGACGGCGAGTTGTCGTATAGGTTTAATGATGTAGATAATAGCGATAACCTTAAGGGCACTGTTACTGTAACACCTAGCTCAATAGGTGACACTATTATGGATATCCGTAAGTATATACGTCAAACGTTAACTTTTGCAGGCACAATACCCGAGGAAATTGTTTTATCATCAAGTGTTACAAGTAAGACAATTGATTGTGCGGTAAAAGAAAGCTCTTCAGCGACAGTTACAGTTGAAATTAGCGGTGACGGAGCTAGTTATTATGATGTGACATGGTCAAGTGGTAAGCTTACTGTAAAGACTAAAACTGGTATAACTGCGCCTGCATACGCTTTAGTTAATTTGACGGCAAAGTCAACTGAAACGATGTCATCAAGTGATACGTCATTAAAGTATGCGCCTTATACAATTATGATTTTGTTATCATATAGTGCATAAGCAAAATAAAACTAAAATTCATAAAAAATAAAATAATTATAAGAGGTCACCTTTATGAGTGCAAAAATTAAACCGTCATTTACAGTAGACGGGAAAACTTATGTTTTCGAGTATTCAAGAGCATTGCAACTGGAATACAAAAAGCTTGTAGCGGAAAAGCAAAACGATAGCGAATATCAAAGGCAAATTGCTGAATTAGCAAGACTTCAAGAAGAAGATGATACCTTGCAAAACAGCTATAAAAAAGCACGTCAAGACTGGTTAAATGCTCCACTTGATGAAGATAAAAAGTCGGTATATAAAGCTCTTAAAGCGGAGTATGAAGAAACGCACAAAGAACTTAGCGAATATGTGGCAACGCATGATGTGTCGGTTGAAGCAGATAACTTTACTTTATATATGCTTGGCAAGCTAACCTTATTGGCTTTACAAACACAGTATGAATTAAATGAAAAGCAAGCTGAAGATGTGTGGAATAAATACGTAGCTGATGTAGGCGAAATTGGAGCCATGGAATGGTTAGCGGCTGTAGCTGGCGCATGGTTTACAAACGTTGACGAGGACACGGAAAACCCATTTATCAAGGCAACGAGAGCGAAAGCCGAACAGGAACAAAATCGCAAGCTGGGTATGACGAAAATCAAGAAATAGACCTTTATAGTTATTTTAATGATTATGAATTGCCGATAGCATTACAAGTTGGCATGACAGAAAAACAATACTGGAATGATGACCCCGAAAAATTAAGCATATATCACAAATCGTATATGCAACGTATTCATCAGGAAGCACATATTTACGGATATTATGTTTTTCAAGGTATGTCAATAGCACTCAATAATTTTATTCAAGCTTTAAACGGAAAAACGTTTACACCAAAAAATTATATAAGTAAACCATTAATAACAAGTGATGAATATTTCAGAAAAGAAATTACAAAAGAAAATCTAACAAAAGAATATAGACGAGGACTTGATTATCAAATGAACTGGGTCAATAATTTGTCTAGCAACAAATAAAGAGGTAGCAGTATGTCAGAGAAAGAATATAGCGTTGGAGATTTAAAGATAGCGTTTCAAACAATTGACAATACCGCTACCTCTTTTAAAGATTTAAAAACGAATTTACAGGCAGTTGAAAAATTTCTTACAAGGATAAGTAATGTAAACATAACGCCTTTTGTAAATAACATAAAAAAAATGCAAGAAGCTTTTTCGCCATTGCTAACAGATTTAAATAACTCAAAAGAGGGGTTGACGGCTTTTAGCAATATTGTGACGGCTGGCGCAAAGAATATTTCTAAAGCTTCAAAAGAATTTAAGAAATTTAAGCAAGATAACGAGGAAACAGCTTTAGCGTTAAAAGATGTCACTAAAACAATAGAAACTACAAACGCTCTAATTGAAAGACCTAGTTATGGGTGGACGTCATATGGTGTTGGAATGGACGATACTACTGAACGTGCTAAAATATTAGAGCAAGAGCTTAATCGATTAAACGAAGTTTTAAACAAAAAAACTTATAGCACAGCGACATGGGGTGTAGGCACAAATGAAAGTCAATGGAAAAACTTATATGCAACCTTAAACAGAAACCTTTATGGCGGTGCTTATAATCAAGAAATAATAGAAGAATTAGCTAAAGCGACAGCGCAATATAAAGCATACAAAAAAGTTGTAGACGATACAAACGAAGCGTTTAAGCGTATGACAATGACAAATGAAGAGCTTGTTGTATACAATTATAAAACTCAACAGTCGGAAAAGGAAAAACGTATAGAGTTTTTACAAACAGCTTTAGCAACAGAAAAATTAAATAGTCATACTACCTCATACGTGCTTGAGTTGCGTAGACTTAAAAAAGAATTAAATAAAACTGAAAAAGCTAGTAGAAAATCATCAAATGGTTTTAAACGATTATGGTATTCTATCAAGCGTATAGCATTATATAGAATTATAAGAGGTGCTTTAAAAGCAATATCAAGTGGCTTACAAGAGGGATTAGATGTTTTAGCACAATACGACCCTTATATTAATAAGATAATGAGCCAACTTTCGACAACTAAAGCAATAATCACAACAAGTTTTGCGATGACAATGTTGCCGTTTTTTGAAGCGCTTGCGCCTATTTTGCAAAATATTGCTGTAGGTTTTGCTAATATTGCAAACGCCGTAAGTGCGGCAATGGCAAAAATGCAAGGCTTGGCAACTTATACAAAAATTAATACAGATAGACTATTAGAGTATAACTCCGCTACTAACAAAGTTTTACTTGATTTTGATAAATTTAGGTCATTAACAAGTTCATCAAGTAGTGCTATAGATTTACTTAGCACAGAAAGCGTAGAAAGCTATAATGGCGAATTAACAACAACTATATCATATATAAAATCAATAAGAGATATAATTAGTACTACAAGCGAAATAATAAGTCCTATATTAACATTTGTAGGGCAAGTAGCAGGTTATTTGCTTGATATAATTAATAGTTCTAATCAACTTAAACCTATTTTACAAGGTATTTTGGTAACATTAGTTGCAATGGGCGTAACTAAAATTATATCATATTTGCTTGGGGGAAAGCTCAATAGTGCAATTACTTTAATTGCTTTAGGCATTGGTTTAGTTGCTTATAATATGTCAATGCTAATTAATAACTGGAGCGATATGAGCACTGGTGAAAAAGTAGCACGTGTGTTTTTAACAATAGCGTCTGCCGCAATAACCGCAACTGCGGCAATACTTGCATTAAAAGGTAGTTTAACAAGTGGACTAGTTTTTGGGGGTATTCTGGCTTTAATCACTGGGTTAGGACTTTCAATTACAGCTAGTAACTTAACAGATATAACAAAAAAAGCAAACGGCGGTGGCGTTCAAAGTGGCACATTATTCTATGCAGGTGAAGCAGGTGCGGAAATTGTAAGCTCGGATAGGAGCGGTAGCGTAGAAGTAACGAATACAACGCAAATGGAAAATTCTGTATACAATGGTTTAGTACGTTGGAGTAGAGAGCAAGGCTCAAGTGCAAGCATAACAGTACCTGTTAATATAGACGGACAAAAGGCGTTTGAAGTGATAAGGAAAGTTGCAAAATCAAAAGGTTTAGACTTTGCAAAAAAATAAGGTGTAGGCATGAACGATATTGAAAACATAATAAACAATAAATCAGAATATATTGCTGACGGCATGGAAAGCTTTAAAATCGATGATACGGAATATTCAGGCTACAGTAAATATGTGTTTGTATGGGAAAGGTCGTATGTCACTTCACCGACAAGAGCTAAAAACGGCTCTTTAGGGGAATTAGACGAACAAGCAGCATTTAATACTCCACGCCTTAAAGTCACTTATGATTTAATGCCTATTGATACATACCGCAAGTTTAAAAAACAATATTTGTCGAAAAACGAATTTAACGTAACTTGTTATGATACCGACTTTGACGAGATTATAACAAAAAAAATGTATATCGCTGAACCGAGTGAACCTGAATATTTAATAAGAGAATATAATAAAAAACTTATTATTGTAGGTATGAAGAATTACTCAATAGAAGTAATTGGTACAAATAACGATTAATATATTATGATAAGCTTAACTGCACAAATAGAATTAATATCAAAAGACAATGGGCAATTAACAGGCGTAACATACAGTCAAGGTACTAGCAATGTGTCAAAGCCTTTATCAAGCGTGTTAAACACTAAAAAGACAGGGGGAAACCCTTTTATTTTAGGTGCAAGCAAACTAGGTGACGGTTCATATTATACCGACAATGAAGATTATTATATAAGCAACATATGCGCAGATGAAAATGGCGTGTTGGAAAAAACCTTTACTATAACGTTGTCGGGTAATAACATAGTTGGACTTACTTTTGTCTTTGATGACTATAATAATCAATACCCTACAAGCATTACAGTTAATGGAACTACACATACTAATAGCTCTCCTACTTTTACTGTAACAATTGACCCTGCGGAATATGTCACAGTAGAAATTAATAATTGGAGTGCGCCAAATTATCCTTTGCGAATACAAGGAATATATGTGGCTCTTACGCTTGATTTGGACGATACAAACCTCAAAAGCATAGAGCGTAAGCTATTTGATAGGAGCGATACGACTTTGCCGTCATGGGGCATTATATCGAACGTAGGCAATATTGTATTTAACGATATGGACGGTGCGGTTGGGGAATATATCGAGCAGTCACTTATTACAAGCGGTTTAAAGTGCGAGATTTACATTAACAACTCAACAAGCGGTGCGCAACAGTTAGTAGGAATATATACAACCGACACATGGTCATATGAGAATAATAACCGAGAGGTTAATATCACGCTTGTAGATGACTTAACCGAATGGCAAGACATTACAATTGACGGCATTGATTATGACCCTACAAGTAGCACAGAACAAACAGCTAAAGATATATACGAATATTTGTTTAGTAAAACACCTAGTAAGTATAACATGGAGCAGTATTCAGCATTACCTACTGCAACGCAAAACGTGTTAGCAACTACTTATATAGTATATCCTTTGTTAGAGAGCAGTAGCTTATGGACGGCATGGAATAAATTATGTGCATTATGTTTATTGCATATATATAAAGACAATTATGGTTATACATTATGCCGATATAACGATAATAACTAGTAGGTGATTTAATGGCAAAATCATTAATTTATTTAAATCTTGCACAGCCTAATTTGCCGTCATATACTTCAGGTGGCAAACAAGTTTATTGGTATGCTGGTGCGCCTATTACAGGTGCATATTATAATAATACACTATATACTGGAACGTTGTATTTAGGCATATCAGCGAGTGAAAACACTTCAGGCACAATAACCATTGATAAAATACAACTATATGACAGTAGCAAATCATTAATTGGTGAGAAGTCATGGACGTCAGGATATCAAGACTGCATTATAGAAGTAAACGATGACTTTTATAGTGATATGGCTAGCAATAATAACCCTATAACTTATCAAGCTTTTAGTTCGGGGGCAAATACTACACCATATATTGATTATGATAAAGATACAGATAGCATACGAATAAAAAACCCTTATGCTATGCCTACAACGATTTATAAAGACAATGTACAGTTTGGTTATAGTGAAGAGCAAACAGGGTATAACAACGTTACATATTTAACGTGGGTAGCAAGCGAGAACGGTACTTATTATGCTGTAAGAACAGTTAAATATTCGGACACATGGTCATGGACTTCAAAAGACGTAGTTGTAACACATGATAGTACTAGCGAAGTTGTATACTACACAGTTACTTTTGACAGTAATGGTGGTAGCAACGTTGACAGTAAAAAAGTTATAGCAGGCGGTACAATATCCGAGCCTACACCTACTAGGACTAATTATACATTTAAAGGTTGGTATACTAACCCCTCATTAACAACTGCATATGATTTTTCAACGGCAGTAACTTCAAACTTTACTTTATATGCAAAATGGGAAGCACGGTCGGAAAGATATGTGCGCTTTTTTTCATTTGGCGAGTTAGTAAGCAGTCAAACAGTCATATATGGCGAAACTGTAACACCGCCTACTGACCCTACTGCAACAAACTATGATTTTTTAGGTTGGAGTTTGACAAATAAAGAGGGTGCAACATTATATGACTTTAGCACAGCAATAACAGATGATACTACATTATATGCCGTATGGCGTAGGCAAGAAACCGAGAATGTCATTATAATTCCTAGCAGGCACATTTACGAAATTACAAACGAAAAAGTACGCAGTAATGCAATTGACAGAATAGATGTTAGTGCTTATGAAGTTAAGCCTGACAACGATTTTAATACTTCAGTTTATAATGATGAAATGGGTGCCACGTCAGATATAACAACATACAGTGTGATTGATAGTCCTTATGTAGACACAATACGTGGTACGACTTCAACGATTTACAAGGCAAGATTAGCTTCAACAATACAAGCTGAATATGCGTATAAGCAAATTCCCACGATTAAAATTAAAAAACTAGACTATAACAAAAGGATAAGAAAGTTATATACAGATAGCGATAATATATATTACAACATTGCAAGCTATTTAAATTCATACGAGGGTAATGTAACTTATACACCTAAAACAAATACATATAAAAGGACAAAAGGCAGTTCATCATTCCCTTTAGTTAATGAGAGTAAAACAACTAATTTTACCGATATAACTATAGATGAAACTAGTTTAACTTTAAGTAAAACTAATGCCGACAATGCAGTAACAGTTAAATATAAAATAGGTGTAGAAAATAACACAATATCAGGCTATGTAGCAGTGCAAGGTGGCACGTTATTTGACCAAAGCTATAACAACAACGCAACTGCAAAATTTGAGCTACCGTTGGCAATTACCGAAAATATGGAAATTACCGAAGATAGCGATTATTACATAATTAATAAGTTGCAAGTTTTAACAAAGTTGTCAATTTTTTGGGCGTATGTATGGTTAGAAGATACTAGCGATATAAGCAGTATAACAGGTGATGTGCAAAATGACACCATGCATGGTTTTGAAATAGAAACGATACCTGAAAGCCTACAATTAACTTTATATGGTGATACTGTAGCAATTGCTTTATCGGACAAATCAGTTGTTGTTGGTAATGAAAATGGCACTTCACCATTCTCAATTACAGGCAATGAATTATTGCAAACGTCTAATTATAGCACATTATCAAGTGGCAACCCTACTACTAATATGCTTAGCTCAACACTTGAAGAGTATAAAAAAGGAAAGGAAACGGCAACTGTTGTATGCTCTATAAGTGACTATTATAATGATAATGGCGATAAAGTTATAACGTCTGACGGCTCCAATGATAACCGAATGTTTTTTAAGACAGGCGATATTGTTATTCCTCAAGTTTACAGGGTAAATAAAATCACTCATTCGCTAGAGGACAGTCCGATGTCGAAATATAATGACGGCACAGCTAAACAATTTAACGTGTTAGGTGTAAGGCTATATGATGACGGCGTTGTACGACAAGAATTAACATTACAAGAACGGAAATTAAATTAAACACTTGACTTAATATGTTAAATGTACTACAATATATGTAACGAGGTAACTATATATGGCAACATTTACACCAAAAAAAATATCAAGCAGTAATTTTAATAATGGCGTGACATATGTCAAAGGCAATGAAGTACAGCCTGATACCATAAATAATGTAGTTAATAATCAATTATATGTACAAGGTTTAGCTACTAATGCCCCTGATGTAAGTCAAGCAAATGCTATTGGTACAGTTGGCGTTGAAATAACAATGGCAAGTGACGGCTCGGCAAGATTTAAATTTACAAACCTTAAAGGTGAAACTGGAGCTACTGGAGCGACAGGTGCTACAGGAGCTAAAGGCGATAAGGGCGAGCAAGGAGCACAGGGCGTAAGTATTGTGTCTGTTACGCTAACAGAGATATAATTTGGAGATAAAAAATGATACGTTGTACAACACCGAAAATAACTTTTAATCTTAAAAGTGTTGATATGTCATTGATAGATAAGATTGTAGTTACGTTTAAGCAAGGCGATAAGATTTTAATTAAACGTATGAATGACGATATAACTATAACAGGAAACACTATTAGTTTTATTCTAAAGGAAGAGGAAACGAAGTTATTATCGCCGTCAAAAATCGTTAAATTTCAAGTGCGTTGTTCAACCAAAACAGGTTTAGCTTTAGCAACACCTATCTATCAAGATTTAGTTTACGATGTGTTAAATGACGAGATATTAAATACAAGTGAGGTGCTGAATGAATGATGAGCTAACCGCTGAAATTACAGCGCAAGGTACAACACTTGATATAGATTTTTCGAGTGGAGTACAGCAAGTAGAAAGTGAATTTTCTAACATTATAACCCTTAAAGGCGATAAAGGCGAAAACGGATATTCACCGACTATTACAGAAGCGGTTAATACCGATACCGAGTATAAGTTAAATATAACAACAGCAGACGGCTCATTTACTACACCAAATCTAAAAGCGGTAATAAGCGGAGTTGAGTATATTACAACTGTTGCTAATGATAGTCAATTATGGGAACAAGTAGACGATACTTACCGAGTGCAGATTTACAGGTCGGAGCATAACGTTAGTAATATAAAACAAATTATCGTTCAAATAATTGATACAGGGTCGGAGTGCTACGAAGATGTATGTTATAGTTATAAGATATATTTTAGTGGCAAGGTTGCAGTTATCTTTGACAAGAAAATAAACTGTAGAATAATTATAAAGGGTGATTAATATATGGCTGATTATAACGAAAAATATGTACTGCGTGGCAATACTTCCGCTGAAAACATAGAAGTTGTTAATGCGCAATTTAATAAAATAGCACAGGCACTTGATGATTTACAAGACATAAGTGCAAGTTCAGGCAAAATAGATGATGTGCAAATTAATAACAACACTATTGTTACGGATAAAACGGCAAACATACCTATTGCTAATTCTACATTACTAGGCGTTGTTAAGTCAAGCACAACAGGAACTACAAGCAATAGGTACTATAATGTACAAGTCAACGATGACGGCACAATGCAAGTAAACGTGCCGTGGAGCGATAGTAATACTGCGCACAGTCATAATTATGGTGTTGGCTTAGTTGGTAGCGGTAGTAGTGGCACAAGTGGCACATATACATATAAAGTTGACATTAAAAATGAAACTAAAGCTACAGTGGCTTGTACGTATACTCAAGGTACAGATAGTACAAGACTGTATGCCGTGCAATTAGATAGTGCGGGTGATTTATCTGTAAATGTGCCTTGGAGCGATACAAAGTACACGGCAGGTACGACAAGCAAGACTTCAACTAAAATGTATTTAGTTGGTGCTACCGAACAGTCGGCAAACCCTCAAACATATTCTAATGGTAATGTGTATATTGGTACAGACAATGAGCTGTATTCTAACAACAAATTAGTAGGTCACGCTGAAGATATTACTACAGCAAAAAATAGGGCTGATAGTGCTTATGCGCTTGCAGAGGGCAGAGCTAGAGCTGTTTCATTTGATACTGTTGCGGCTATGACAACAGCTTTAAAAAATGCAGGTTCAACCGATTATAAGGTCGGTGACAACTTATTTATTAAGGCTACAGATGTGCCCGATTATTGGATAAGTGCAGTTTTAACAACAAATACAGGCACTTATGGCTATTATGAGATAAGTGCCCTCGAAACACAAAAAATTGATTTATCAAGTTATCAAACTCAAAGCGATACTAACCTAAATACTACAGCTAAAACAGTTGTAGGGGCAATTAATGAGGTTAAAACTACAGCTGATACAGCTAATAATACAGCAAGTATAAACTCAAATTCAATATCTAGTATTCTTAGTGGTACTATTGCAGTTGCGAAAGCGACAAGTGATAGTAATGGTAATAAAATTACAACTACATATGCTAAAGCTACAAATTTAAACAATACTGTTGCAAAAACTACTATACCTACTGGTACGTATTCTAGCACTGACAAAACATACACATATGATATAGTGCTTCCTGATACAAAACATGAAGTAATTGCTGTATATAGACAAGATACAGGTATAGATGACGATACAAATACTGATTATACTTATTACACAAAGGTTGATACCGTTACTGTTAATAAGATAGCTAGTAGTGTTACCATAATTAGTGATATAAATTTAAAGGGTGGCTATATTATTAGTGTAGAAGTTTATACCACAAGGACAGTGGGGTAATACATGAGCAGTTACGATAAGGTCTTAAACGGCAACACTGTTGCAGAAAACAATGCAATTATTAATAGCAATTTTGCAAAGCTTGCAAGTTCTAGTGGTTCTAGCGGTAGTACTGGTACTACTGTTGGTACCCCTGTATTTTATATTGAGGGTAATACTTCAGGTACAACAGGTGTATGGACTGGCACGGATAGTAATATTACTGAATATTATGACGGCTTGGCTATATTGTATAAAATTGGTATTTCAGGCAGTACAATTACAACTCTTAACATCAATGATTTAGGAGCTATAACAGTAAGGCGAAATACAGGTAATATGACTAATCAGTTGCCTGTTAATACTGTTGTATTATTAACATATACTACAATATCAGACACTGGCTATTTTGTATGGGCAGACTACTACATAAACACTGATACGGATATACTAGCTTATCAAATAAGGAAAAATTATAATGGTTATAGAACAAAAACTTATCTATATAAATATCAAATTTTAGTTACTGTAGATGAGCAATATTTAATACCACTTAACACTTCAAATGGCGTTACAGCCACGACAAAGGCAATGACCACGCAAGAGTTTAATCCCTATGCGCCGATTTACTATTATAATTATACAGCTACAGTAAGTAGTGGTAATGTTATTACATATCAATATTTATTTACTCAATTATTATGCGATGTAAGGTTTGCATTAAATTGTGGAGCAAATTTAACTAACTATAAAGCATTATATTTAGTGTGCAAGCCTACCACTGGTTGTTTGTGCCAATTAGCAACAGATGTCAACCACTGGTCGCAAACCTTACCTACAACCGAGGACGGATATTTATATGTTTATCTAGGTCAATCTTATAGCTCTTACCAAATCGAACTTGCTCCCGTCCACCCTGTCTTTTTCTTCAAGGACGGCGAGTTGCAAGTTGGGTCACCGTCAACTTCAACTTCAGGGAGCGGTGAAAAAGGTGAAAAAGGTGATAAGGGCGATAAAGGCGATGACGGATATTCACCAACAATAGAGGTAGCAGTTAATACTTCAACAGAATATAAACTTGAAGTTACAACAGCAGACGGCTCATTTACTACACCTAACTTAAAAGGAACTAGCACTTCATCAGGCGATGTAGATTTATCAGGCATAAATTCTGTTCACTATATTGAGGGTAATACTTCAGGTACAGCGGGCACATGGACTGGCACAGATGATACTATAAGTGACTACTATGACGGCTTAGTTGTCGCTTATAAAATAGGTATTGCAGGCGGTTCAAGTAGTACAACTCTTAACATCAATGATTTAGGAGCTATAACAGTAAGGCGAAATGCGGGTAATTTAACAACGCAATTGCCTGTTAATACAGTTGTATTATTAACATATACCACAATATCAAGTACAGGCTATTTTGTTTGGGCAGACTATTATGTAAATAATGCATATTGTTATCAGGTTAGAGAACAAGCTGGGGCATATTCTGCAAAATCTACGATATATAAATATAAATTATTATTTACTGTAGATGAAGGATATTTAACGCCGCTTAATAATGACAACTATGGCATTTCAGATACGACAAAGACAATGACCACGCAGGAGTTCAACCCTTATGCTTCTATCTATTGGTACAATAGCGGTACTACTGTTTCAGCTAATTCTATAATACCTAGCGCATATACGCTTTATGAAAAAGTTATATTTGAGCTTGGGTACTCGGTTAATTTAACAACAAAATTAACTACAAATCGAGCTGTATATTTAGTATGTCAACCAACAACAGGGTGTATGTGCAAACTAGCAACAGATGTTGCTTGTTATACGCAAACATTGCCTACAACCGAGGACGGATATATATATGTATACTTAGGTCAAGCAAGTTCATCTACTCAAGTTGAATTATCACTTTCTCACCCTGTATATTATTACAAGAATGGTGCATTAAGAATAGGGTCACCTAATTCATAAAGTTGAAATTAAAAAATAGAGGTATAATATGGCAACAGGCACGACACATAATTATCAATTAAAAGTTGGCTTATCTAATGGTAATTCAGTTACAGCAGGTACGATTGCAGTCAAAGACGGCGATACTCCCGAACTTTCAACTTCGGCGGGAACAAGTACAACTAACGGCTACACTCAAAGCTATATTAACTCTCAAGTTAGTTCTTTATCTGGCAGAATACCTAAAATAACTTACAATGGTACTACAACATATAAGTTAAATCTTACAGTAGACGGAACGACATTAATTATTGAAACTACTTAATCGAGGTGCATATGGCAACGATAGATTTAAGTGGCATAACTAGAGTTATTGTACCACAGGCAAGCGACAGCCTATTTCAAGTCAAAAAGATAACTGTAAACGGAACTACTGTTTGGGAAAAGTTAGGTAATACAGATGATACAGTAGCGTATATAGATTATGAGCAATTACAGATAATATCTACTTCTACTCATGCTAATTGGATAGCGCAACAAGGTGCAATTATAACTCCCGAGGGTACAACTTGGGCAGAATATGTCAAGTCTGCGGATAATTCATTTCAGTTACTTGACACGTCAACTGGCGGTGTTTACGCCGATGACGGCAGTGGGTACATTCTGCAAAAACTGTATGAGTTAGATAGTAACGGCGAGATTAGCTATACTCAAGATTATGACGGCAATACAGTAATTGCAACAACAAGTAGTGACTGGTATATTGTAGACCCTGACAAGGTAGAAACATATAAAGACAGCAGTGGAAATGTTTATACAAAATTAGGTCGAGTAACAGGTGCGGAAGTAATAAGAGAGGGTGTTCATTATCAAGTTTATTTACGTGCACGAAGTGAGGGCATAGACAATGCAGTCGCTGATACGCCGTTAATAAGCACAGCATACGTTAAGGCAACAGGTGACGGCATTGCATACGTGTTTACCGCTACAGACAATGCAACGTATGAGTTTAGCGCCAAAAGCGATAATGCCGTGTTAGCATACGAGCTAGGCAACGAAACTACATGGTTAGAGGACACTCAAACATTTACAGTAGAATTGACTGCAGGTCAGCAGATTAAAATAATTTGCATGACGGCAGACTGGAGCGATGACCGATATTTAATTGAGGTGAATAAGCTATGAAGTATATAGGTAGAGCATTATTAGTATTAATAAGCACAGGGTGTATTATTGGTATATTAGCAGTAATATTTCCGACAAATTTTATACAAATTGTCGATTATCTAAAGAGTTTAACGGCATAAAAAAATTATAATTATTTTAGTCAAAACACTTGACAAAATAGACATTCAGTAGTAAGATATAATCAAGTAAGGTGATACGAGGTGTGCAAAAAATGATTAAAGGTTACATAGAGCAAGCAATTGCAAGTATTCAAGCAGAAAAAGAAGCGCAAATCAATGCCGTAAAAACGACTGTAACGCAGGAAAAAATCATACCTTACAATACCGAAACAGACAAGTTGAGAGATAAGGCTGTTGCGGAAAAGGTAGCAGAATTTAACGCCAAAGTACAGGAATTACAGGCACAACTTGAGCAAGACAAGCAAGAGATTATAACCGCCGCAGAAACTGACAAAACTAATAATGCTAACACAGTTATCACAACGGAAACGGCTTCAATTTCTTACAAGTATGATTTACAAATCAAGAAACTTCAAGACCAAATGGCTAGTATAGAGGAGTAGTGTTTATTATGGCAACAATTAACGCTTTACTCACAAATGATTATTTCGTGTGGTGTGCTATGGCGGTAATAATATTTTTAGTAACGCAAGTTGTAAAATTGCCGATTAAGTACTTCACGAATAAAATCAAAAATGAGCGTACAAGGAAAATGGTAAATGCAGTTATTTTGCTAATACCTTTTGCTCTCGGTTGTCTATTAGAGTTCTTATACAGCGTTTATTACTTACAGACTACATTCAGTATAATAAACGGACTAGGTTATGGCACTTCAGGTATTGCCCTTTATGGAGCAGTAGAGAGGTTTTTTAATGTGAAAGTAGAAAACCCTTATGAAACGACCGAAGAGGGCAAAGCCGTGTCTGAACTTATCGATAAGGTAACAGAGGACGGAAAGATAGATAGCAATGATGTAAGTGCGGTACAGGAATTTTGGGATAAGGTAAATAAGGATAAATGATATGGAAGAAAGGCTTAACACAAACAAGTTCTTACATAGAATGATACTTGTGTCGTGGATAGCTTTAGCTGTTTGCTTTATCATAAAATTACTTGGTGGCAACTTATTTGAGATAGCTTGCAACAATGAAAATTTTATAAAAGTCTGTAATTATGCTGACACGCATTTATGGGCAAATTACTTGATAAGTGCGGTATATTGTTTTATATCGCTCTTTTTCTTTACTTTGGCAGTTTTACAGCGAACAAAATATAAAAAGTGGGAATTAATCGTACTAATTCTAACTGTACTTATAGGCACAGGCGTAAAGATATGGAATAGTACGGCAGGTTGGATATTTGATATTTGGCAAATGGTGATAATGCCGATGTTGTTTTTAGGTAAAAGCTTTAAGCAATATTTAAACATTATTATAGGCATTATATTATTGCTAGTTTTCCAAATTGTGTCGCTGTACACAAAAAATATTGACCTTACCACTTTAGGCGATAACATTTTAGTTGATGTAATATATAGCATAGATGTATTAATCATGCTAGTGTTATATTTTGGTTATTCTAATACTATAAAAACAAATAAGGAGAAAAGTAATGGGTAGGTTATTTGCGTTTTTTCAAAAAGACAAACGAGCAGAGATTGAGCAGGATATTGAAAAGCTAGAAGAGAAAAAGGCTAAACTCATAGCTGATATTGAAGCGGAGATTAATGCTAATTATGAAAGACTGGATAAACTGGAAAGCAAAAACAAAAGTGGCAATTAAGTATTATACACGGCTTATCTTAGGGTATGCCGTGTTTTTTATTGTTGTTTTAGGTTTTGGCTGGCTTTTAGGCAAATTGCTTGAAAGCGTATTCATTATTTTAGGCTATGCAATGACACGTTTTGTTGTGCCTAAAATAAAGCATTTTAACTCAACTCATAAATGTATATCCATTTCAACTGTAACGTTTTTATTTGCCATAGCAATATTGTGTATACCAAAAGATGTAAGTCTTATATGGAGTGCAGGTGTGGGCGCAACGATACCACTTATAATGTATATCGAAAGCCTTTTATTTGACTTAAAAGCTTTTAAAGATAAAACACTCAATAAAGACCAACTAATAAAGCTATGCAAACAGCATAATTACAACGACTTAAAAACACAAATAGCAGTTAAATTTTTTATTGATAAGGAAAAGCCGAAAGATGTATGGCTATGGTTATGTGATACGCAGGACACTCCTATAGAATGGGATAGTGTACGGCATTTAAAATGCAAGATGAAAAAAGAGTTATTTAGTTAGGTTCAACAAAAACTCAATAATAATTGTTAAGATTTACACGTTCTGTCAACAACAGGGCGTGTTTTTTTATGCTATAAAGTAGGCGAATAAGCAAACAAGGTAAATACTATGAATGAATATAGACAGCAATATTTGACAGCTATGACGAATAAAGTATGTGAAATGATGTCTAAAACAGAATTATCTGCACAGGATATAGATTTTATTATGCTTTATAAAACAGAGCTAAAAAGAGCGGAGTTTGTGCCTACGATAAAGCGGATATTAAATGGTGCGGAAGAAGTTTTAGCTTTTATTAAAAAGATAGGCTATAGCAATTCGGTAATACCGACTGTAGATGATACCGAAGTAGAAAACCAAACGGAAAATAATGTAATAGAGGAGAATGTAGACAATGGCAATGACTTATAACCCTTATAGTGCTTATCAACCAAAAACACCGCAACAATTACAGTTAGAGTTAAATAGTATGCTTCAAAATCAATATGCTCCTATTTACAATGCATTTCAACAGCAGAATAATGTGCAATCGCCTATATCTAATCAACCTTGTACAAGCGGAGTTTACGATAAGGTAACTAATTATCAAGAAGTAGAAAATTACCCTACACCGACTAACGGCACGGCGATATTATTATTTAACTATGAGCAAGGTATATTCTACAGTAAGAAGTTTGTAAATGGGCAAAGTGTTATACAACCTTTTACATTTATGCCTTTAAACAATAATTCGGAAACCAACACTGCAAACTCAACTAATAACACAGCAGAAGAACAACCTCAATCGACAGAGGACAAAATTTTATCTTATCTTGAAAGCTTAACTCAAAGGGTAGAAAAGTTAGAAACACGTAAACAAAGGACTACAACAAAAAAAGTTAATGGCGAGGTAAAGAGTGATGAACTTTAATTTAGGTAAAGTTGTACAAGCAATAAATCTTGTTTCTAACCCTAAACAGGGTATAAACATTTTGCTTGACAAAATGGGACAAAATAACCCTCAAATGGCTAACACTATAAAACAAGCAATAAAAAGTGGTAAAAACCCTACAAAGTTTATTATGGAGCAAGCGCAGGCAGGGGAAATAACGCTTGAAAACCTTAACGAATTAAAAAGTTTATATGGCATGGCACAAAAACTTGGGTTAAAAGTAAAAGTACCTAATAAAGTGTGGGTAGCCGCCGAAAATGCCATTAGAAGTGGTCAAAAGGGTGCGGGTCGAATAAATACTCACCAAACACCAAACAAGCCTACAAACGGCTTTACAGGCTTTTAAATTGATTTTGAATTTATATAAATGAGATACAGTCATTATTTTTTAATTTGTAGCGGACGGACAAGTCAAGAATAGTGTTTGTAAATATTATAAAGGAGATTTGCTAATATGGCTATGGACGGAACTTATAGCCTTGCCGATATTAGAGCGGTAACAGAGGGCGAAGATAGAGATAGTGCTTTCGGTGGCAACAATGCGTTGATGTGGATAGTACTGATATTCCTTTTCTTCCTTGCTTTTTCTGGCGGTTTTGGTAATGGCTTTGGTGGTAACAACGGACTTTCACAGGTGGAGCGTGATGTGCTTACAGGCACAGCAAGCAATGCACAGGCTATTTACAACACTTCCTGCGATACTCAAAAAGAAGTGTTAGAAAGTCGTTATACTACACAGCTTGGTTTTCAGAACACGCAAGCTCAAATGGCAAGCTGTTGTTGCGATATTAAACAGGCAATTCTTAATGACGGCGAACAAACTCGTGCGCTTATTACAGCAAATACAATACAAGATTTGCGTGATAGGTTGTCTGTTGCTAATACCGCTATTACAAGTCAAACACTTGCAAATGACATTATTAGTGCCGTAAGACCTACACCTATACCTGCGTATATTACTTGCTCACCTTATACAAGTGCATATTATGGCTTGAATGGCTACAATTATAGTTGCGGTTGCGGTAATGTTTAACAACTAAAAATGAATGTGATTACTTATCACTAATCAAGGCGGTAGAGTAGTCTATCGCCTATTTTTTATTAATTTAAGGAGATTTAAAATGGCAAATAATTTATATTCTTATAACGTAACGCCTGTAACAGTGCTTACAGACGGTGCGATACCTTTTAATATTATTGGTCGTAAACTTGGCAATGCAATTACTCACGAAGCAGGCAGTACGGCTATTTCATTAAATGAAGTTGGTTATTATTTAGTCAATTTTAATGCAACAATGGTTGAAAGCGGTACAATAGGTAATGTGCAAGTTAAGTTATTGCAAGACGGAGTTGCTGTTGGCGGTGCTGTATCGACTTCATATTCTGCGGCTGATGATGACTTAGAAACTGTTTCTTTTAGTGCTATTGTTAGAGTGTTGCCTAATTGTGCTTCGGTTCCATTTAATTTGCCGTCTGTTTTGACTGTACAAAATACAGGTGTTGGTGCAACTTTAACCGATGTAGCAATAAATGTAGTTAGGATAGGATAATGAACTTTACGCTTGGTGAGTTTGGACTTTTAGATATAATTACTATTTTGAATTATTACCAAAACATAAAGCAAAATAAGCAATTAAAAAAGTCATATAAAGTTGCTTTAATGATAGCACTTGCACAGGAACAAGACCAACACGAGATAGTAGAATTATTAAAGGATATAAGAAATGGACGAAAAAATTAATGAAACAAAAATAGCAATACTTGACAGAATATCTAAAGCTGTTAAGGACGAAACAAAATCACTTTCTGCCGAAACGCTTGCTGTAATGGCTAGTATTGTAAAGGACTTTGATTTTCAAGAAATGCAAAAAGCAGAGCCGAAGTATAATGAAGTAATATCGCCTTATTTGGATAAGCTTGTAGATATAGTAAAACCTAATCAAGCAGTTATCGATACTACAGCTGTTGAAAGGAGCGAGATTTAACTATGCATAAACACTTAATGTCTAAAATCATAGCTAACGGCAAGCAGGAAGATATGGAGCATTTAGGTGAGATGTTTGACAATATGCTTGTAGAGCTAAAATCGCTTGACTATGATATGTACAAAAAGATTGAATATAAAATGTATAAAATGGTTTACGGCGAACACTTAAATGACGAGCTTGCCCGCAAATGGGTTAGCTGTATGGATAACAAAGACGGCACAAAAGGCGAGCACTGGACTTATGAGCAAACTTCACAATTTGCAGGTAACCACGATAAATGGGACTGGTACGCAACGCTTAACATGATGTATTCAGACTATTATTCACAGCATTTTGACACCAACGTTTATGTAGAGCTTGCAAATGATTGGCTTGCAGATACCGATGTCGGAGCAGGGAAAACTCTCCGCTATTATTGGTTTGTGGTTAAAGATTAAACTTAATATCACTAATAAAGGCAAGGTCAAGGAAAATTACCTTGCCTTTTTTATTGTCATTATATTGATAAAAAACCTTATAAAACTTTTCAAAATCGCTTAATCTATTGCTAAAAATAATCTTCAAAAAAATATTTAAAATCATTTGACAAGCATAATATAATGTGTTACAATATAACCACAATAAACGAGGAGTTATGCAATGACAGTAAGAGAAATAGCAGAACAGGCGAAAGTTGCAGAATGGAAAATCTACTATATTGCACATCAACTTGGTAGATTACCTACTGTTGACGAAGTAGTCAATTACAAGAAAAGGCGTGGCAGACCGCCAAAGTACGAAAATAACTATGAGCTATTAGTTGATAAAAATCAAGATGTTGGAATACAATATAATTTAAAAGATTATATAAAGTTAAAGGACAACGACAATGCAGAATAATGATTTTAGCAAGGAAAGCCTTGAAGAATTAGAAGATTTTTTATGTCATTGGGTTTATGACAATGGTACGCCTTTTACCATAATAACTTATGGTGTTGATTATGGACTAAAAATTGTAAACGATGATGTAGCGGAAGAAACGTACCTTTCATTAAGAAATTTTTTAGGTGAAAAAGACAAACCTTTATATAACGAATATGAAAAATTTATAGGCATACAAACAGGTAAAGGGAAAGCTGATAAAAAGAATGAAAACTAATTATTTTTACATTTATCAAAAGCTACCTAACTTTAACGATTTTAGAGCTGAAACTGCAAGGAATATGTACAAAGGCGGGCAAATGAAAAGCGAAGTCGAAGATAGCATTATTACCGCTATTATGTACGCTAAACAGCAAGGCACGTTAAAACCGATAGAAAGATACCCTATACAGATAAATTGTGTATGGGGTGAACGAACACAAAGAATGGACTTAGATAACCGAAGAGCAAGCGTTAAATTCATTTTAGACGCTATGCAAAAAGCAAACATTATACCAAATGATAATAGACGATATATTTGTGGGTTATTTGACGAATTTGTTGTAGCTGATAAAGATTATGTTAAGGTTGAAATTATTGAACCGCCTTTACGAATTAAAACTGTTTTAGAGGGTATGTAATATGGATAAAACGGAAGAACTTTTTATTAAGCTTCAAATAGCAAAAAATATTTTAGTTGATAATAATATTTTAGGGCAAAAAATTTACACTTACGATTTGTTTAATGGTGACGCTTATTTATATGCAGATAAAATCTTGTATGTTGGCGAAAAGTGCGTATATGACGATAACGAACAGTTAAAAGACGAAGCAAGAAAACATAATTATGAAGATTATGGTGAAAAGTGGTTTTTAGACAAGCAAGCGTGTATAGACCATATAGAAGAAGTGGAAGATATAGACGAAATTGTCGATAACACTATATACGCAAGCGAGGACAACAATGCTAATATGTAACAAATGTGGCAAGGTAATTGCCGAGGAAGATTTAACAAGTCATAAAGATTTATTATCATACTATGGTGATGAGCCATACTATGAAGAATTTGCTGATAATTGTAGTTGTGGCGGTGATTTTGTAGAAGCCGTAAAATGCGATTGTTGCGAAGAATATTATCTTGACGAAGAAATTTATACAGGTTGGCGATTTCCGATAAAAGTATGTAATAACTGTCTTGACTACTACAAAGGCAAGTATGCCAAAGCCTATAAAGAGCTTGATGATACAGATGAGTTTATAGATTGGTTAGCCGACAATGGAGATATTAAGTAAGAGGTAAAATATGAATAAAAGCGAATTGGAAAAATTTTTAAATACTTGCATTAACGGCGATAGTTGCTTTGGTTGTATTTTAGATAAACAAACTTGCCCTTTAACAAAACTAAAAGAGCTTAAAAATAAATTTGAAAATGGATATTTGATTGAATATAAACATAAAATTGGTGATATAGTTTATGTTATTACTTTTGAGAACCTTTTTGACGAATTTCATAGTACACCAGACAAACACATTTTTATCCCAGTTGCCTATATAAACAAATTAAAAATTCAAGCTGTTATCAAGAAAGACAATAGACAAAAATCTTATCTGTCAAAATGGGGTACTTTTGGTTTTCAAGATAAAGATATTTATGAAACAAAAGAAGAAGCATACAATGCTCTTAAAACTCCTAAGGAAATGATAAAAGACCTTGAAATTATTGAAATGGAAGATGATGACTGTATGGTAATGGGTAAGTTAAAATAGTACTAACAATATTATAAAAATGCTTGACATAGATTAAACTATATGCTATAATTAAGGAAAGTTAGCAAGGACAGCGGATAGCTACCGTTGATTGTTCCTACACAATCTAACTTGCTAATTTAATATTTTTATAGGTTGTAGGAACTATGTCAAAAAGTAAAATATACATACCAAAAAGTTTTGAAAGTGCTATTGAGTTTACACCACAGAAAAAACAAGGCAAACGAAAAGATGTATCAAGCAACATTTATTATTCAATGCTTGTATCTAACGCTTGGCACAATTTAACAGGAAAGCAAAAAGAGCTTTATTTGTTTTGTAAGTTACAATTCTTTGGGCAAAGCATAAACAGCAAGGAACTTAAAACCGATATTGAAAAGAATAACAAAGACGATAACACAGATATATCTAATAGGTTTGTAATGAATAAAAGTTTATGGTGCAAAACTTATGGACTTTACACCGACAGTACTCAAAGATATTTTTATCAAGACATAAAAGCACTAATAGATAATGGTTTTATCACAGAATTACAGAGAGGTAAATCTAATCGTTCTAAAAACATTTATGAGTTTTCTAATAAATGGGTAGAGCTTGGTAAATGGGAATATAAATAGGAAAGCCTATGGCTAATATTATTAAATGTAGGTACAAAATGTACACAGTCTAAAAGATAAATTAACTTAAAGTAGTGTGTACAAAAAGTACACAAGGCAAATGAGATAATAAGCGGTTGTTGTGTACAAAAAGTACACAGTGTACTATGTACAAAATGTACACAGCCGTTACAATTAAAGGAAGATTAAAAATGACAGATTATCAAGAGATTATAAACACTATAAATGAAAAGTATAAATACTCATTAAGAGAAATAGCCGAATATTTAGGTGTTACAGATGTTATTGTGTGTTTATGGCGAAGTGGGAAACGCTATCCGTCATTAAAAAACCAACGGAAAATAGATAAATGGTATAAGGAGTTAGGGGAATGAAAAAACTATTATGGACTTTTGGGATTGGCACTAATTTAAAAGGTAAGTGTGTTATTACAAATTGTGATGACTTCATGACGGCAATGCAATATGTGTATGACAAATATGGGCAATACAATGTAAGCATGAATTACCCTGAACCTTACTTTGATATTGAGCGTATGATTGAGCAAAACCACTATGAGCTTATAGAGGAGATAACTCTATGAGATATTACATAATCGGTAATGACAAAAGCAGTTATAACGAATATCTTTATGCGGAGCAATGGCTTAAGTTTAATAACAATGCAGTAATAAACCCTTGTAGCGTTAAGATAGACGGAATAACGGAAACAGAACTAACACAAATAAAATTACAACTACTTGCTATGGCAGATAGTGTACTTGTACTTGATAGAGCTTGTAATAGCTATGAATTAGAATATGCTAAACAGCTTAATAAAAAAGTTAAGTACTTGTCAAAGCAATGGAAGTTGAAAATAAAAAAAAGAGGTATAACGAAATGGAAAACAAAACAAGTCTTTACAACTTAACGACTGAATACACAGATTTGTATAACAAGCTGTTAGACAGCGTTGATGAAGAAACAGGCGAGCTTGATATGACTATAAGTCAAGCACTTGAAGCAAAGGGCAAAGAATTTACTGAGAAAGCCGTAGCCGTTGCCACAGTCTATCGTAAGTTTGATAACGAGATAACTTTATACGATAACGAAATAAAGCGTTTAAAGGCTATTAAAGAGCGTTTAGAGCGTTGTCGTGATAGGGTTAAGGAAAATCTATCAACCGCTTGCGAAAGGACAGGTACAACGGAAATTAAAGGCTTATATGCTAATGTGTCTTTTAGGGCAAGTGAAACTGTTGAAATTGATAACCTTGAAAGCATACCTAAACAGTACTTAAATGAAAAGGTTACCGTTACGGCAGACAAAACGGCTATAAAGCAAGCATTAAAGCGTGGTGAAACCATTGACGGCGTACACCTTGAAAAACATAATAATATACAGATAAAGTAATAAATGTAAAAAAGCCGTAAAATATAGTAAAAACTGTTGGCATTATTTACACATAGTGTTATACTAATATTGTGATAGGTAGGACAGGGGAGTTGCAAACCTTTTCTTTACAGTACCGCTTAAAGATTACTACCTATTAACAATTTTTGGCGGTACACTATGGGAACAGGACAAAAGCTAAAAAAGCAACAAGAAGAAGAAAAGAAAAACTTTAAACCCTATGAGGGGCGAAACAAGCGAGAACGGCATATAAGACTAACAAAAGATATGATGACTTGCGAAAGGTATTTAGCTCTAAGCCATACAGCAAAAGTACTTTATCAATATATGAAACTTTGGGCGTATGGAAGTAAAGAGTTTAAAGACAAGGAAACTTTTGATTATTCAGTTAGTCTTGCTACCAAAATGCTTAATTGCTCAAACAAAACAGCTATTAAGGCTTTTAAGGAGCTTGAAGTTAGTGGGTTTATAGAACGGCAAAACAATTCTGCATATAGCAAAGAAACAAGTAAATGGTCGTTTAGTGATAAGTGGTACTCAACAAACATTGAGTATAAACAGCAATAGGATATGGCATAATATAATATTGTGTGTAAAATTTACATAAGCAAATGGCTTTACTTATTATATGGAAAAATTACACAAGCAATTTTAATTAAAGGCATAAAACAAACTACAAATTAGCTTACTTGTGTAAAAATTACATAAGGCTTGTGTAAAAAATACACAAGTAAATTAAATTAAGGAGTAGATAATGGCAACGGAAAAAATGTACACCCTTGACGAAGTTGCAAAGGAATTGTGCGTGTCTAAACGGACTATGTATGATTACTTAACTAAAAAGCAAATTAAAGGTGTAAAAATAGGTAAACTTTGGAAAGTTACCGAAAACGAATTAAACTACATTAAAGAAAACGGACTAAGGAATTGAAATAGCTAATTATTTGCTGTTCTATAAAATAGAATAGGAATAACAATAAAAAGAGGTATAATTATGAAAACAATAGAAATTCCTTTATTGGAAGCTGATGACATTGAGGTAAGAATACAACAAGCGTGTAGGGGCAATAAGGCACTTGCCTTGCTTTATAAGACTTCTCGTACTGATATGAGAATACTTGACAAAGTGTTTGGTGTATATGGTTGGAAAGACGAATATAAAGAGATTAAAGGCAACTTGTACTGCGGTATATCTATCTATGACGAAGATAAAAAAGAATGGATAACAAAATGGGACTGTGGTATTGAAAGCCAACAAGATGACGGCAACGAACGCAAAGCCGAAGCAAGCGACGCTACAAAACGCTGTGCGGTTAAATTGGGTATTGGCAGAGAGCTTTATTCTTCACCTACAATATTTATTGATACACCTACAAAGGACAGCGGAAGAAAAAGCAAAAGCGGTAAACCTATCTTTGAGCTTGAAAACCCTTTTGAAAGGTTTAGCGTGTCTTATATAACCTACAACGACAGGCGAGAAATAGCAAGCCTTGAAATTGTAGATAGTCGAAAAAATGTTGTCTATTCTTATAATTGCGGTAAAAAGCCTAAAACAAGACCTACAAGCCACGAAAGCTCTCAACCGAACACTTTATCGACTGACGATAAGAAAGCCGTTACAGGGGCAAATAATCGCTCTAAAACGGAAATTATTGAAGATTTGATTAAAGATACTGATTTAACAATGGAAACAGTAGATAAATGGGTAATGGGTAAGTTTAAAAAGACTGATATTAACTATTGTACGGCAGACGAGTTTGAGCAATTAAGGCAAGGAATAATAAAGTTTTTAGGGGGCAAGCAATGAACTACGATATAGACAAAAATGTAATAGCTCATAGCATTGAGTTTTACGGACAAGATAAACAGCTTGTAGTTTGTATGGAAGAATGTGCCGAATTACAACAAGCTATAAGTAAACATATAAGGGGCAAGGCTAACCGAGATAATGAGATTGAAGAACTTGCTGATGTGCTTATATGCGTTGAAATGGCAAGGCAGATTTTTAACATAGATAATAAAGAAATTAACGCTATGATAAAGCAAAAACAAGATAGGTTAAAAGAGCGTACAGATTACGAGGAAGAAAAAGCTGACTTTACTGTTTATAGGGGTAAACGGATAGATAACAATAAGTGGATATATGGTTATCTTGATAAAACTAACACTCTTTTAAGCATTTCATATATGAAAAATGATGTTATTGTTGCAAGCAATGTTAGTTTTAATACATTATGTCGTTTTACAGGGTTATTAGATATGTATTTAAAACCCATTTATGAGAATGATATTTTACAAGACAACGATACAAAAAAATTATTTGTTGTACATATAGATGAAGAAAAGCCTGTTTTTAGAGAAAAGAATAAACCATATCTTTATAAAACAAATGAGTTTAATATTGATAACAAAAAAATTGTAGGCAATATTTTTGACAATAAAGACTTGTTAGGAGATAACAAATGACAGACGATAGATTTACAAGAGCTGATAGTACCTACTATGAAAAGGCTTTACAACGCTTACAAGAGCTTGAAAATAAACTTGAAAGCGGTCAATTAGTTGAGTTAGAACCTACATTAACAGATTTAAGACTTAAAATTAAGAACCTTAAAAATGAAGCAGAAGATATGACATACGAATGTATGGCTAAACCACGAGGAAGATGTAATGCTAAGCTGATATATTATGGTGAGATTAGATATTATGACGGCAAAGCTGACGCTTTTTTAAAAGTAGCTAATATGTTAGAAGATTTGGAATATATGGCAAAAGAAAAATTACGGAATAAAAATGAGGAAAGCTAATGGATAAGTCAAAGAAGTCAAAAGATTTAGAATTTAAATTGCGTGAAATTATAAGAGATGAAAACAAAAAGTTATCTTTACAAGAATTAGAGCAATTTATTTATGAGCTTAAAAATGATTGTAGAGAGCTAAGTAATAATACTTTTAATGATTTAGGCGAGTTAGAAAACACTTTAAGTACAAAGGGGCAAATAACAAGTTTGCGTGAAAATATAATGTACTATGACGGCGAAGCAAACGCTTTTCAAATAGTATTAGACTTGTTACAGCATTTAGACGATATAAGGAAAACAGATAATGACTAAACAGCAATATAACGAGTTTTGCAAAATGGTTGGCAAAAAAAGATTGTCGATAAGAGAAAAGTTTTTAACAAAACATACTTTTACACCTATTAACGGAAAGTTTGACGGTGAATTTGAATATATGATGGACTGTATTAAAGAACGTTATGAGGAAAATGTGGAACATAATTTAGAAAATTAAGGGGAAATTATGATAAGGTCAAGAGAGGGGTTAGTGAGAGATACAAGTTACAAATGGTACGAAAGCGAAAGAGCATTTACGCCTAACGCAGAAGCTAAGATTTGTTTAACGTGCGATTTGCCCACGTGCGGTCAACATAGTAAATGCGAACGCTACGAGCAGAAACGCAAAGAATTAAAGGAGCTTAAAAATGCCACTAAGGTCAAAAGGAAGTAAAGCGAGAGTGTGGGAAGTTTTAAAAAGTACACCTACTTATCAATTAGTTTGTATATGTACGTTTAAGAAAAACCCGCCGACAGCGAAAAAAGAATTTAAACAAGATTTTAGAAAACTTGTTTTTTTGAATAACAATAAAACGCTTGTTAAAAAAGGTGATTTAATCATGATTAAAGCTTTTGAAATTACTACTACTTATTCTATAAGCAGGGGTAGTGAAGATTGCTTTGCAATTACCGATTGGGAATTAGTCGGAGCATACGATTATAGCAATATTAATATTGATTATAAAGGTGCAGATGACACCGAGGACGAGTAGTTTATTAAAATTAAATATGTAAGGAGATATAAAATGAATGTAGTAGTTTTAACAGGGCGATTGGCGCAAGACCCTAGTGCAAGTACCAGACAGGACGGTACGCCGATATGCAAGTTTGGACTTGCGGTTAAGCGAGCATACGCAACGACTAAAAATCAAGTTGATTTCATTGACTGTTTTGCACGAGGTACGCTTTCGGAATACGTTGCAAAGTACGCTAAAAAAGGCATGATGTGCGCAGTAAGGGGAGATATACAAACCTTTGAGAAGCTAAACAAAGATACGCCAGCAGTCAAGCCAGCAAAAGGCTTTATCGTGTCAATTGATAAGTTTGAGGTATTATCGACAAAAGCGGAAATGAAAGAATATCATAACATAGCTGAAGTGGATAATCCTATGTTTTCAGCTAGTAAATACAATGCACAACCTGAAGAGTTAAACAGTAGCACAATGCAGGCATATACCGAGGACGAGCTCCCCGAGATACCGTTTTAAGCAATAAATTAATTTTAAACATTATAGGGGGAAAAATAATGGGTAAAGTTAAACATATAACTCAAACCGATAGAGTGTTAGAATACATTAAAGAAAATGGTGGTATTACTACTTTACAAGCATTTACCGAGTTAGGCTGTACAAGATTGTCGGCACAGATTTATATACTAAGACATCAAGGAATTTTTGTTGACGATAAGGAAGTTTGCGTTAAGAACCGATATGGCGAGAAATGCTATGTCAAGTATTATTTTATACCGAAAGAAAAGGAAACAATTAAATGAAGTATTTTGAGCAAACGGACGACAACGGACAGTCAAAGGCAATATCAAAGTTAGAGTTTGTTAAAAACGAGATGAGCGAGTATATATCATCAATTATCGTTGAAAAGCAAACAAACGATATGCGTAAAAAGCCGTTGTCTATTCAATGGAATACAAGGATATATAACAAACTTGAAAGCGTGTTGTTAAAGGCAGAAAGACCGATACCGAATGGTGATGCACTACTTATAACAGCAGAACAGTTTTACGAGTATTACAACGAATATTGCGATTTGTGCTGTTGGATAGAAGATAGGTTGTTTATATCCTACAATAAGACTAAACCTGAATTTTGTGCTTATTGTGCTATAACGTCAGAAGCGTTTGAGAATATCAAAATTAACGGCGATTACCACCAAACGGAAGCATTAAACGATATTGATACAAGGATAGCCAACAGCATTTTAATGTCGGCTGAAAAGTCGGAGTTAAAGTCTGTACCTGCGGAGTTTAGATTAACAGCTAAAAGCGGTTTAGGTCATAAGATACAAACAACAAACAATAAAGAGCCTGTTGTAGTATTACCTGTAACAGAAAATAGCTTTACACCGTTATCGGAGCTTATGCCACCTAAAATGCCTAAACAGATTAAAGGTAAAACAGACGAGGAATAATTTATGATTGTTAAGTATGGTAAATGCGAAAATAAAGACTGTACTCACGAGGGCGAATTAACACTATGTTTGATTGACAATAAGCCTACATTCCTTTGTCATAAGTGTATAGCACGATTAAACGCACAAAAACGGCTCTCTAAGGCTCAATAACTCTTTTCTCGATAAAGTCTTTACGGAAAGCATAAAAGCCGTTAGAATTGAAATTAAAGCGTATATAAATATTATATTCTCCAAAAAAATTTGGGTATGATACCAAAGAATTTTGGGTAAATAATAAAGATAGTACAGATTAGACTTTATTAACAAATGTTTGATTTATCTTGACAAATAGGTTATTATGTGATATAATACTATTGACAAGTAAGGTCGAGTTATTTGTTAAATAAACAAACTTAATATGCTAATAGTAGCCTTGACGAAGAAAGTAGCTCGACCCTATGAGTATTTGTTAAGGCTTTATTATTAGCAAGTAATGGTTACGAGGGGTGCGGAGAAGATATGGCAGAAGAAATATCCCTTGCTATTGACGAAGATTATCAACTTGTAAATGAAACTCTTGAAATTTTAGGCAAAACACATTTAATTGAAGTTTGCGATAATGGTATTCGTTTACTTAATATTGATGAGCTTGTAGGAACAGAAACAGACGAAGCTATAAGAAAGCGTAAACAAAGAAAAAGTGGGACAATTTACGGACAATGTCCCGAAAGTGTCGGTACAATATCCACAGAGAAAGAGAAAGAAACAGACAAAGACTTAGATGTAGAGAAAGAGAAAAAGAGTGCAAAATCGTTTTTACAATATGGCAAACATAAAAGAGTTGTGTTGACTACTAAACAATATGATATGTTGCTTAATAGTATGGGTGAAGCAAACTTGAAAGCAAGAATTGAGCTTGTTGACGAAGATTTAAACAACGGTATTATATTTGCCGAGAGCAGTATGGTAGATATTATAAAAAATTATGTTGTGCCGATAAATGTTGTTGGTACGCAAAATGAGCGGAGTAGCTTTTTACAAGAATTACAAGATTGCGAAGAAGAACCACCTTTTTAAAAGTTGGACAGTTGTTGGACTTGTTCCAACGCTTGTAAATGCACAGAATAGCCGTTCTAAGACACAAAAATAGTTTAGTCGATAACTTATTCATCAAAAAGCAAACGAGCCTTACAAGCGATTTTAAGGCATAAAAAAAAGAGCGATAGTAATTACCGCTCTTTAATTTTTATAATCTTTTTTAATTCTTTTTTAATAGTTTGGTCATCACAGTCAATCGCTACAAGTTTGTTGTTTCTAAACTCTAACTTAACTATTTGCTTATTAGGCAGTTGATACTTGATAATGTCTTTATAAATAATAGAAGATTTTCGTTTTAAAAATGTTGCGTCGTATGTATTAGCAAGAGTTGTTTCTGCCAACATTAAAATTTTAAAGTTGTTTTCACCTTTCATTGCTTAACCTCTCTTTGCATTTTCTGTTTAAGTTTAAAAACATATTGACGGCTCACTTCAAAGCGTTTTGCTATTTGTGCTATGCTTTCGCCTGTAAATTCCATATCATTTATAGCATTGATTATACTTGCCTGTTTATTCTCGATTAAACCATTGATAGCATTGTAAACGGTAAAAATAGAACAGTCGTATTTTTTAGCTAAGAATTTTACATTAGTAAAGCCGTTTAAATAGTCTTGTCTAATTGTTTTAGCGTTAAACTTGTCTTTCCACGAAGTGCTTATGCCGTTATCGTGTAGTATGTTTTTAACGGTTATAACGCTAAGTCCGCTAATTAGTGCCGTATCTTTTACATTGTGCGTTTTGTAAAGGTATAGCACATTCCTTTTCATTTCATCTGTAATTACTTTATACATTTATATTCCCCTTTTTAGTTGCTTTATAAGCCTTTATAATTCTTGACACGCTTGCAGTTGATAGGTTTAATTCAGTTGCTATCTCATAACCTTTGTTGCCCTGTTGGTACAGCTCAATAATCTTGTCTTGTAACTCATTGCGTTTGTTAGGTCTGCCGAGAATAACTCCGCTTTCCTTTTTCTTTGCAAGTGCATTTTTTGTGTTGTAA